TCACCTTCCATCGCCGTTTTAATAGGCGTTCTTTCGAAGTATTTCATACCATTTGGTACGTCAGTGATAAGATACCAAGAATCTGCATCAGTTAAGAAATTGTTCACTCTATAACCTTGAGGAACCATTCCCATAGATACGATTGCATTGATATCGTTATCAGCAGTACCAGTTCTACCTTGTGACTTCATAAGTCTCTCAGCATTAAATTGACCTGCTGCAGGAACGATCATTTTCATTCCTCTAGCTGCAATTTTTAACCCTCTTTCATCTGTCATTGCTGCAATGTCGATTAACGCTTGCTCCAATGAAGTTTCATTAAGGTCTGCTTGAGTTGTCAAAGTATTTTGAACTGTTCCAGCAATCGTTGGGTGACTAGTTGCAAACAATGCAGAACCGTCACCAGAAGTGAAAGTTCCTGTTTGCGGTAACCCATTGATCAACGGATCAACTGCTTTGATTTGTTTAGTATTCGCCATAGAACGAGCTAATGCTTTTGTATATCTAGACGCAAGTCTATCATACAGGTTATCCTCGATCGCTTCTTCAGTGATCGCGAATGCTAATGCAATAGTTTCCATAGTGTAACGTGCTGTGTAAGTCTCTTGAGCATTGTCAAAAGTTACTGCACCACCTTCCGGTTTAACCGCTGCATTTGCAAAACCAGATAACATAACTTCTTCTTCAAACGCTCTGTCTGAAGATTCTGTTACGTATATCTCAGCATGCTGATTCTCATAACGTTTATATTCCAAGCCGAATAAAGCATTCAAACCTGGCTCTAGTTCTTTAACTAGTTGTCCTCGTGATATTGCCATAGTCTATTCTCCTTATATTCCGGCTGTGCCATTAGCTAAAAAGTGAGAATTCACTTTTACAATCCAATTGACATGAGAAGAACCGATTTCGTCGTTATCGATATTCTTAGTCACACCAAGGATTTTTAGCTGCTGGGCTGTTGTTGTTAACGTGTCGTTATCCAGCTCAACTCTTGATAGATAGTTTGCTGAATCACCTGCCGTATATGCAATGTCCGCACAGTTGAAAACATCAGTCTGCGCTGATGCAGCTGTGTTATCAGATTGTATTTCAAATCTTTCGTACGGGTCATCGCTTACGAAACCAACAATATCAGTTGCAGTGTTAGCTGCTTTGAGATTGTTAGCCCACGTAGGCTTACTTGTGTTTGCGTCAGTATAATAGATACCATTAAGTGAACCTAAGATAGTTGCAGTTGAAGTTGACACAACAGTTATGTAACCAGTCGCCGCTGCTTGCACAGGGTCGTTTTGGTACATAGCTGCTGAACTAGCTGCAATGCTAAACTCAGATAAACCTTGGTTGTCATCATTCTGACCAACTTTACCGATCGGTCTTAGACCGAACGCTACTGTTTGATTTGCCATGATGGCCTCCTTATAGACCTGCCCTTGCGGGCCTCCAGTCCGTTAGTTTATCTTTGAGTGGTTAGAATCGTTAAAAAATTAACTTTTCTTTGAGCCACCAAAAGTTACGCGAGATTGTCTATCAATATTGATAGGCATACTCTGGTGCTCTTCCTTCAGTAGATCCTTGTCCAGCGCTTCGACTTTATCGTTGTGTTGTTTTGCATAATAGTCGCCACGTTGTTTTACGATCTCGTCAGGTACCCTTGCGAGCAAAAGGCCTCCAACTCCGATCACACCCTTGTACTTGCCATCTTCAACAACTGGATAATCTGAATCCGGATATTCATCTGATCTAACTAATTCATAACCAGACCGAAGTCTGCCTTGAATATTCTTAGAGTCATTGAATCCTAATGATTCAGCTCTTAGCCATCTATGTTGAAATCCTGTTGGCGCAGGGGGTGCATCTAAAGATGATGGTGGAGCCCAAACTTTTTTGTGAGATTCCTTTTCTCTAGTTTGACTCGCACGGGAAGTTTTTTTATCTGTACTCATATGCTTATGCCTCCTTCGTGATGTTTAATTGTTTCGCATACTCTTCAAGTGGCACACCTAATTTTTTAGCGATTGATACTTGAGACGGCGTGAGTCTCACTGTTTTGCGACCGGTCTTTGTACTTCGCTTCGCTGAAGCTACTGTTTGTACGGGTTTAGTCGTTCCTTCCGCTAATGTTGTTCTATCAAATTTATGGGGGAATTCAAGCTTTATTCTTCTATCTATTTCCGCATAATATTCGTCACTTGAGGAATCAAATCCTTCTGCTTCAGTTAGGGTTTTATGAAGATCCATAGCAGTATAAGTCATGGCATTGTTTTGTCCAAACCATGAATTTTTCTCTGCCCAGGCTTCTGCTTTAGGATCGGGTGTCCCTGTAGCTGCTAACTGTCTAGCAAGACTTGGTTCTTTTTTGGTTGATTGTTTTTTATTATACTCTTCTTGTGCCGCTTTAGTTTCATTGAGTTGCGCTTTTTTAACACCCAATTCAGATATAGCAGCCAATGCATCTGTTTCTGCGCCTAGATCTTGTGCTTCTCTAGCAGCAGCCAGTTTTGCTTTAGCAGCTTCTATACCGGATGTAATACGCTCTTCTGAAATTGATAAGTAACTTGGTTCAAGCTTCGAGATTTTAGCATCAGTTTTTTCTTTTGCTCTAAGCACTCTCTGTGCATAACCAATAGCTTCATCTTTTTGGCGTTCTGCTTCTCGCCATTTTTTAGTTAACTTAGCTATTCTTTTCTGAACACCTTCAGAGTATTGTTCTAATTCTTCTTCTTTCTTTTCTTCTTTAATTTCTTTTTCTACTTTTACTTCTTCTTCTTTCTTAACCTCTGGCTCTGCAGCGGGTTTTTCTTCAACTACTTCTCTAACAGTAGGTTCTTCTTTTTGAACAACCTCTTTTTCTTCAATAGTAGCTTCGTCTTTTTGTTCAGGGATATCAACATCCATTGCTGGACCGGATGTGTCAATATCTACTGTTTTCTTTTCTTCGTCTGGCATAGTTATCTCCTATGTTAATATTGATGAAATATATCTTCGGGATTATCGATGGTTGCTAAAATTTCATCGTCGTTTAGCAATCTTACTTCCCCGCCATCTATCAGGATTCTTGATCCTGCATATCTTGCAAAAATTACCCAGTCACCTTTTTTACACCAAGGTCCTTCTGGGAATTTTTGTTTATCATAACAATATGGTCCCATTCTTAAAACAAGTCCACATGTTGAAGCGACTTGAGATCGCTCAATAGTTTCATCAGCTAATACAACACCACCTTTAGTTTTTTCCCCCATCTTAAATGGTAAAATTAACATTCTCCATCCCGTAGGATTTGGTAGTTTAGTTTCTTCTGTGTTTGCTAAATTTTTTTCGGCGATCTTTTTTTGTTTTTTAGTTTCTACCGCTTGATGTTCTTTGAATTCTTTGTATTGGTCTAATAGCGCCGGCTTAGTCTTTGGGCTTGATGTTGACGACTGTTCCTTCATTTTTTTGCTCCTTGTTTAGCAGGTTAGAGATATCCTGACTGATTTTATAATAGGCATGTGCCTGTCCCATCATATATTTATATTTTTCCATATTGTCAACCCCTCCGGCAATCATTGCATCACCGATTTGTTGATATAATTCTTTGAGCTGACGTTGTATCTTATTAATTATTGTTATTTCATCCATTTTATTCTTTCTATGATTTTATGAATCCTTTCGGTTTAAATAATGATCCATAATATTTATCGTAACTTTTATTGCTTACTTTGACGCCTCCTAAACTTGAGCCTCCAAAATAACTACCATTATAATCTCTTTGCGCTTGGCTAATCATAGAGTTTGTTCCTCCATGACCAAAATGCTTTCTACCTTCTAGAGCTAGTGTTCTTGCAGATTTAACGACAGGTTTTTTCTTCTTCGTCCCCTTCATCATCTGTTGAAGTTTTTGAAGTGCTTTTTGAGACATTAGACTCTCGATCTAGCGCCAACTAATGTGATATTAGCATTGGAAGCTTTATTATCTATTGCTCTTCTACCTTTAGTTATATTAATTGGAACGGCATGTGCTGAACCAGTCGGTGCTAAACCTGAACTAGCTGGTGTTGGAGGAGTTATTCCTCTTCCATTACCTGCACTTGTAGGGCCGTTTTTAATTAAAATTGAAGTGTTTATTCCTCTTTTATTTGTCATTATCGGATCTCCTTTCCGAAACCATGTGTTGCTACTCCAGTAGAACGTTTTCTAGTCACACGTCCACCTTTTTTTATCCCTTGTCTAATTCTACCTGCTGTATCAATGGAACCAATTTTACTGCCTGATTTAACTTCATCTAATGAGCGAGATGAATAACCTGCTTTCTCTATACCTTCTTCTAGTTTTGTGGATTGGTGTTTTCGTTTCCACTCGTTAATCTTATCTTTCATTTTTGTTGCAGTTGCTTTGTCTATTTTGTTAGACACGTTTTGTTTTTTTAAAGTAGCTGCCGCTTTTTTATCTGCCATAATACTACCTATTTATTTACTTTGTTTTTACGACCGAACTTAGCTTTTCTTTTTCCCCAAGCTCCGTAAGACTCGTCTCTACGAGCTTTCATCGATTGTTTCTTACCAGATTCTTTTCCAGTTCTCATTCCTAAAGATTCATCTTCTCTAGCTTTGTAACCTTGTTTTTTCTTTTTGGAAGCTCCACCTTTTGCGTATGGAAATCTTACATTTGATCTAACACCATTTTGTCTCATAATTTTCTCCTCAATGTATTTATATTGTTTTTAATTATAGTTGTCTACCTTAATTTTTCCTATTTCTAAATGCTTTATTAGGATTTCCTCGTTTAGTTCCGAAAACTTTCTTATAGAGTTTTTTTACATCTTTATAGATGTTAGGTGGTCCATTGTCTGGTTTTTTCTTCGGTAGTATCATATCGTCAACACCATTACCAGCGTCTGTAAGAAGTTTCTGTTGATCTTTTACACTTGTCATTATTTTTTACCGTTTCTAAATATTTGTGTTCCCTTTATACCAAAAATACTGGCACATACAAGGATCCATAAATTTGTAAACCATTGGGGAAGCGCTTGGAAATGCTCAAAGAACACTTTTATCTTCTCCATAGCCGCCGGATCGTCCGACCAAACTCCCCAGGCAAGCACCAAAATTGGGAGTGTGAGAATCGCCAAAACGACCTCGTCCTTATAATCTGCTTGACGCGCTTCTAAAAGTTTGCCCTGGTATTCTGTCTCCCCGCGAGCCATCTTAGACGCGTGCATATGCTGTGCATCTGCCATCGCCATCTTTGTCTCTTGTCTTTTTTTATAGATATGCGTGCCAGCTTGCAAAGCCATCTTTGCTAAACCAAACCAAGCCATTAGATTAGTACCAAGTAGCTTTTTTACTTTTAGACTTAAGCATTCTTCTAGTACCTTTAACCTCAACTACATTACCAGTTGGAATAACGTTTTTTTGTATTCCATCGGCACAAGTTTCAGCTCTAGTGTCCCATTCCAAATTTTGACCTGGAGTTTTAATATCAATGCCACCCTTTAGGTAACCATCTTTATTAATATCCAATGCTTTATCCGGATAAACTTTATCAGCCATGTGTTCTCCTTATTTTTTTCTTAGTTTGCCTAATGTTATAGCAAATCGTGCTCTTTGTCCAAGTTTTCCTGGTTTCTTAGCAGCTGCTTTTAACTTTGAGGCCGGTATTGTCTTACCTTTTTTAATTCCTAGAGATTTTCTTAGTGCTCCAGGTTTTTTTATCGCTTTTTTGATGTTTAGACTCATCGATTTTCTCCTTTGTACTTTTCAATTTCAACACTTGGTATCAATTTATCCACATTTGGCATAGTTTTACTAAGTATTGTCTTCTCAATGGAAGTATTAGCTCTCATTTTAGCTAATTCTTCGTTTTGTTGAAGTTTGTCATCATGTTCTTGTTGGTTCATCATCGCTTTCATACGATCAAGATTAATTTTTTCTTGTCCTTCCATTTTTTTACGTTGATTATCCATTGCTCTAAGGTCTAACTCTCTAGATCTTAACTTAGCAATTGGATCATTATCAAATTGAGAAGTGATTGCTTTTTCTTCCTTCATGAATTCTTCCATCATTTCTGCAATTAAGACAGCTTTTCTTGCTTCAATCTTTTGAGACATCTGCATTACCTGTTGTTGCAACTGTGGATTCTGTTGTGCCATCTGACTCATCTGCGCTATCTGTGCTAATTCCTCAGGGAACTCTAATTCTATCTGTTCTTGAGACATTAAACTAATATGTTCAAAAACGTTTTTCTCCATAGAGGCCATAACCATCGGATTGTTTCTAGCAATGTTAGTTGCCATGAAATTTAAATGCGAAGTGATGTGAGCTCTATGATCTTGACCAGGGAAAGCTTGAAAAGGTTTTCCAGATAAAGCCATAATGTTTTCTAAACTTGGATCCAACGGTTGCGGTGGTTGAGGTTTAATTAATAACGTATCAATATCTTTTACACCTAACGCTTCATACATATTTCTATACGCCTGATACAAGTTATGTATTTGAGGATTAGATGTTGCCAGCTGCAACTCTGTTTGCGCAAGGGAAATACGCTGAGTTTGAGAAAAGATGTTGGGATCAGCAACTGGCAATATATCCACCCGATCATCAAAGTCTGCTTGTTTAATCATTCTCTGACCCCCAACAATGTCATACGGATATTCCGGCGGTAGATATAGCTTGAATACTCTTGCTAATAATCTGAACTCAGATTTTAAGGAAGAGTAAATTCTCTTATGGATAGCTGACATAGTTCTGCTACCTCTTTCAAGAAGAGCAACAGTTGTACCAACAGCTGCCTGTTGATTACCATCGCCAACTTGCATATCGGAAATTGATGCAAATCTCTGGCCAGCCTGAACAACAATACCCATTAAGGCAAGTAATGTTTGTGATGGTTCTTTAAATGGTAACATCATAAATGAATCTTTTAAGTTACCACCAGGAGCATCTACGTCTCTAAACTCTCCAGGTTGAATTGATTGTGCATCGTCTCTAATTCTAATCCCACGCATTTTAAAGCCTGCGGGTAAGTTGGAGAGCGTACCCGCATCCAGTAGTTGACGAAGAGCTGCAGTTGCAGTTCTTGATAAACCACCTATCATATGAATCAATCCAAAACCATAAAACCCTAGTCCAGGTAGAAATTTAAAGTGGACAAAATAGTCGATTTTATTTTTCTTTGGATCCCCAATTTCATAATTTCGTTTAATAGCTAATACGTTTCTAGTCGCTTCTTCAACTGTTACAATGTAAGGTATTTTAATTCCAGAAGGCTCCCCATCTTCATCAGTATCTTCAAAGCCTTCAAGATCTAAATTAATGTGGCACTCTAACAAAGTATAAACATCATCATCTTGAGTTTTTCTTTGTCCTTCTAATTCTCTTTCTTTTTTCTCTACGTCGTTTTCAACATTTCTCGGTTGGCCTAACTCTATATCTCTATAAAAGCCAGCGACTTGTTGTTTTCTTAATTCATTTTTAGAAACCTTTACCCGATGGATGATTGCTTCCGCATCTTCTAATGAGGTAGCAGTATACGGTACAATCAAATCATCTGCAGGTACAAACTTTGATGTTGGCTCTCCTTCAAGTTCATCGTAATAAACTTTTTTAAAAGCTGATCCTGCTAAAGGTAAATAAAATAGCATTTGATCAAAGTCTGGCTCATAATCTTTCATTTTCTCCATGAGCTCGTAATTCATAAAATCTTTAACTCTTTGAGCCTGCTGTTGTTTTTCTGGATTCGGTGCTCCAATCACAGCTGTTCTAACTGGCCCATCGGCTGGTAATAATTCTTTGTAAGCTAATGCTTGAAACTGTGTTACAGCTTCTGCTAATACTGGGTGAGTGGCACCACTCGCTCCTTGGAAAGGTTCCGTACGCATATCGTATTTGAAACCTAATAAATCTAATCCTGTTGTATAAGTTCTTTCCCAATCTTTTCTACCCATTTGGTAGTCCATATATTTTTGAGAAAGATCCGAGCCTAGTTGTCCTAAAACATCATCTGGTAAAAATTCTGCTAAGTTTGAATAATGCTCATCGCCACCTTCTGGTGAAGCGGCGTTAGGATCAAAATTAATTTCAACTGATCCATCTTCATTTTCTGTGGTCTCTACAGGTCCTGGTGCTTGTTGCTCGTCTACTGCAACTTCTTGTGCCGCTTCCTGAATTTCTTCTTCACCCGGAACGGTGACTTTTCCTCTGGGTCCTTGTGTTAAGGACTTGTCGATTTTGTCTGCCATTTTTTCTTTTCTCCTGCGTTGTTTTAACAGTATTATAGTTAATATTCAAGCCTTGAGGCGTGGGTCCTGATTCAGGCGCCAAGAGCCAGGTCTTAGGATATACCTGCGACTTGTTTCGCGTATTTCCCATATATCGATCCCCCTTTATTCCTTTGAATCCGATATTGTTTTTTTCCTAATCCTATAGGTGTATAAAACATATCCAGAAAATCATTTATTTCCTCTCGGGAATAAGTTGGATTCCCTGCGTCATCTTTCATTTGAATTAAAAAATTATAAGCATTGTCCACATATTGATCCACTATGTTACTTATATATTGTGCTTTTTCCTCCTTAGATAAATCTGATACTTTAGTGGCCTTAGGATTTATTTTATTAATGTTTCCGGAGATATAATTTTTATCTACGGTGCTCATGTCAGCGTTTATAACTCCATTTTTATTCATTTGTAATAAAGCAATTCTTTTTTCCTGATTTTTAAAATGAGGCAATTCCTTTGCCGTCTCTTGGATGATTTCTACAATTCTATCATGATTCGCTTTTAATCTCTCGTTGACTTCTGTAATGGTAATCTTCTTGTCTTTAAAATCTTTAAGGATTCCTCCATTAGTGGAATGATATCCCCGATTTACCAAAATGTCTTGATTAACTACAGGATCTTGGTCTACGTTAGTTTGCAGGCTCTTGGCATTCGAGCCTTTAAATTCATCTGGGTAATTAGAGATCAGTTTAAGAGATTCAGCATGTCCTGTATCCTCTCCTAGGGCGATAGTATTGCCCTTCTCATCTTTTAGTTTAAGACCAGCATCATCTAATTTTCTTCGTATATGATTTCTTACGTTGCTGTGTACGGTTCTTAAACCAGGATTAATTATGTCTAATTGAGATTTATATTTCTTATAACCCTCCTCTCCCTCCCCACTAACATTCTTTCTTGTTTGGGTAGCATACAAATTAATTTTTTCTAAAAAATCTCCTACATCTATTCTACTTCTTTTACTGTCCCCTTCTTTTTTTACACCCAAGGTTCGTATTATTTTGCCTAAAGCATTTCTCTGGTCCGCGTTTGAACCATCCATTCCTATAAGATTGCCAATATCAGCTAAATGAGCATAACCATTTTTACTGACCCCTGAATTCTCTAGCCTCTCGTTGATTTCCATCACACTCTCTTCATTATTATCTTGCAAATCATTTAAAGCGTCGGTAAGAGATAAAGTTCCCTGTTCAACGGAAAGAGTTTGTATATTTCCTTTACCCTTAAAACCTATAGCCCTTAATCTCTCAGACAAAGTAGTTCCCTCAATAGATAGATCGGTTGAAGCGTTTTTTATATTTGAATCATGAAATTTTTTTGCATACTCTTTTAACACGCCAAGATACTCTTTGTTTAATATAACAGGTTTATACTTTGTATTTACTTTAACATCTTCAATACCTCGAATAAACTTTTCGTAATCCTCTTTAGTTTTTAACTTAGGAATCTCTTTCTTTTGTTTTTCTAAAACTTCAGTTACTATCTGTTTTGCCTTAGGCTCCTTTATGTCTTCTACCTTCTTAGTATAAAAAATAAGATCCTCTAATTTTGTTTCTGGAATCTCTGATCCACCTAGTTGAGGAATATCTACAGGGGGACTAACTGGTGGTTCTTCTTTTTTTATTTCAGGTCTTGGATGACCTGTGTGAATAGGAAAAGGGTCAGGTTTATGTGTTACAGGTGGTTTTAACCTCTCTTTCATTTTCTCTTTTTCTTTTTCTATTTGACCAGCGTCTGGACCAATCCAGGCACCTGCAGGTGTGTCGGTAACCGTTTTAAAAGTTTGATCATCAGCTTCTTCAGGTTTTTTAAATAAATTAGTTGGTGTTAACCCAAAAGTTAACATGATTGCTTTTGCTTGTGGTGTTTCTAATATTTCAGGATTTTCTTTTATCTTCTGTGTTACTACATTAGATAATTCTTTAGCACCTAAACCAGCCGTAGTTATACCCAAAAGTTTAGCAACTCCAACCATAGCAGGATAAGCGACTGTTGGCGCCATACCTAATGCACCTGCCCAATACTTACGTCTTGGTTGTTGTTTAACACTTCCACCATTAGCAGCCTGCGCTCTTTTCCATTGAAGGTATTCTTCAAACGTCATTTGATCAGAATGATTATTCATCCAGTCTAATTTATCTTTTCCGTAGTATTCTTCTGAGAGACTAGCTTCTTCATTACCGCCGCCACTATATTCTTCCGCTAACTCTTCATTAGAGAAACCAATTTTTTTCATTCTCTCTTGAAGTAATTGAATTGCATATTCAGGCTCAATGGCACCAGCTTCTAAATAAGTTTTTAACTTATCAACATATAATTTAATCTGAGGAAGTTTGGGTTTAGGTTTTGGAAGTACTTCTCCCCCGTTGGAGAATCTCCGACGAGTAAGATACGCCATCATTTGATTGTAGTGATGGAGTTTCAATTTAAACTCCTAAAATATGTGCTAGTCCGCCCGAAGCTAATTTGATGTTAGTTTGGTCTTCTTCTATTACTTCTTCAACTCCTCCCGCCTTAGGTGAGGCAGAGGCAGTTCCTATTCTTAATTCATAAAACTCTTTTAATTCGTCCAGAGAATTTGGCTTACGACCATTTTCTCTAATAAATTCTTTAACCACTTCTTCCATAGAAATTTGAGGTCTTTGTGCCATACCTGATGTAGCTTGAGCTTTAAACTGCTCAAAAGACATTGGCTGTAATCCCATTTCTTCCATTTCAAAAACATATTTTTGATATTCTTCTATTAACATTGGATCTCCTGCCATTTGCATGATGCCTGATTCCTGAGGCTTGGCTCCTACACCTTGATCCTTCATAATTTCTTGAATGTTTAAATCTTCTTCGATTACTCCAGGCGTGTCGTCATCATCTGGGTAGTCCCACCAGTTTGCTCGTCTCCAATCATTATCTCTAGCCATCAGTAATACGTCCTTTGCGTTTTAACTACTTTTTCTTCTGCATAGTCTTCGGGGTGTTGAATTAAACCACCCTGTCTAAACCTCATAACAGCTTGAGTCATACTATCGACCAAGTCATCATAATCCCCATAAGGAAACGCAGCACACTCTTCTATGACCTCTTGAGCAAACTCCATTTCTTTGGGCGCCCATATTCGGCCACTCTCAAATAGAGGTGATACCGAGTTTACTCTAGTGTGTTTATCGTTACCTTTACTAGGTGTGAAATTTATAACAGGAATTCCCATCTTACGCAACTCATAAGTTAAAGGTAATCCAGATGCCTTGGCTTCAATAATAACTGTCTCAGGATTCCAGTAACCATACTGTTCTAGGGCAATTCTTCTTAACTCAGGGAATTCATATCTACCTTTTACTGCATCACATAAAATTAACTGGGGTGGAGAATCTTCATTAGGTCTAAAAACACCCCA